AGCACCTACCGGAGAAGCGGAGGTAAGATCCCAAGCAGTAGACAGGGTATACTCCTTAGCTATTCGGTCGCTGATATCTACTACATACATTTTGGTACCAGAGATATTAAAGTCAAGCCCAGTCCCTTGGTCAATAGGACTAAGACTATACCCAGCGGCATCTCCGGCATAGGTTGATGAGGAAGCTGTAATATCCCAAAATGTAGACAGATTCCAAACTACGACCCTATTTACGTCTAGTACAAATAACTTATCTCCTAAGGTGCTAAAAGCTATATCAGAGGGACTAACTGCTTCATCAGTAAAAGCTTTCGAATCCCCGGAGTAGCTTATGGTATTAAGTTCCCAAGGAGTGGATAAGTTAAACATATACATAGCAGTAGGAAAGAAAATACTGGTCACATACATCTTAGTACCATCGGGGCTAAAGGATAATCCTCTAAGAAAGCTAGTAACACCTTTGTCTACATCATAAGAATACTTATGTACAGCAGTAACCAAATCCCAAGGGGTGGATAAAGTATACTGCTGTACATAATCCCCCGCCAAGATGTACAGGTACGTTCCTAGAGCACTAAAGTATAAACAGCGGGGGAAACCAAGTAATGTATCTTGAGCATTATAAAAATCCCCTGCCACAGCAACAATGTTTTTTTCTCCAGCTACCCTATCTACCATACTAAGGTAAATATCCAAGCCAAGTACTAGAGGTGTAACATTGGGGTCTGTAGTTGTTAAAATAGCTTTGAACTCGAAAGCCCTAAAATTATAGTCCCCCACAACGAAGGCTTGCCAACCAGACCATGTTGGAGGGTTATCAGGATCATTAGGATCATTGTTGGTAGTCCGCATTCTCAGGCCCACAGTAGACAGAGAGGGGTCAACAACACTACCTGAGAGTATAGTTACACTTGCCAACGTAGTCCAGCCAGACATAAACCCACTGATCACCTCACCCGAGGTGTCTATGTCGATAACGAATTGGCTAGGGTAGATTGCTCCTAGGTCTACAGTATTAAAGAAGTTATATTCAGCAGTACTAACAGCACTAGGATTTGATAACTTTAAAGTACTACCCGCTGCTTTAATATACGGGCGCGAGAATTTTATAGCATAGGGACTAGTCTCTTGAGCAGTGACATTAAAAAAGTCTCCAGCGGTATAACCTGTGATACTAGTAATATCCCAAGGGTCAGGAAGAACATACATGTACACATCATCATTCTGACCAGTCACATACATGTAGGTACCTTCGGGACTAAAAGTTAAGCCTTGAGGTCCTGACTCTTGAGCATTTACAGAGAATGAATCCCCTGAGTAAGAACAGGAGCTTGAGTGCACATCCCAAGCGGTGGATAGATCATAAGCAAAGACTCTATCAGATGTAAATCCTACAACGAATAATTGTCGGCCATTTGGGTTAAAGGCTATGCTACGTATACCGGTTTCCTGTGGCGAAAAATCAAAGAGATCCCCAGCAGCCCACCCAGTTATACTCGTAATATCCCAAGCTGTGGGGAGAAAATAACCATACACTTTATCATTCCCATTATTTAGGATATACATGTTAGTGCCATCAGTACTAAAGACAATTTCAATACCTACAGATACTTTAGCTGACGCGTCATAATTACCTCCGTTATATACAGCAGAGGTAACGTCCCAAGCAGTAGACAGATCATATTGATAGATGAAACCACTGATGGCCACTATATACATTCGGGTGCCAGTGGGGTTGAACTCCATACCTCTAGGGGTAGCTAACTGGCCACTAAGGTCAAAGGAGTCCCCAGTGCTGAATGTTGCTGTTTTAACATCCTCGGGATCACTTAAGTTATACTGGTAGACAGTTTCCCCAGACCCACAAACATACATTCGGCGGCCATTTACTATCCCATCAAAGTTAGGGTCTTCATTAAACGTCTCAACTAAGTTCCATCCTCTAGCAGAGGGATCGGATGCAGAGACGCTGCTAGTTTGTACTAAGCTAACGGCAGTCGTGTTGAATTCCCCAAACATACTAACAGTTTTTATAAAATAAGTACCTATAAGAGTTGGAACACTCACCGTTGTTGTATCTCTACCCACTCTCTCTACTAACAAGGTAGAGTCCTCCCAAGTAGCTCCATCAACATCTGGTGAGAAACGGAGTTGGTAGTATCCTAGGCTAGCATCCGTTACAGCATCCCAACTTAAGAAGCTGGTTAAACCACTTACAACAATAGTAAAGTTTGAGACATCGGAAGGGGTAACTGTTACTCCTAGAGTTGTACCCCTAAGGACGACAGGGAGTGAAGCTATTCCTAGAGAACTATAGGCCACGACAGATATTGAGTAAGAACCAACAGGGATATTAAGAATTTCAAAGTTAGTGGAGGACACTGTTTCTGAGGATGAGTTACCATCTCCCAAAGTCCAAGAAATACTATACTTGGCAGCGCCGATAGGCTTCTCCCAACTTACTTCTAGTTTAGCCGCTAATGTAATATCATTAATAAGATATAATGAGTCTTCGGTACTAAGGTTAGTAACATGCGCTTGGGAGTTAGAAATTAGAGAGACCTGCTTCTTTTCTAAGGCTAGGTCATCCTCCACAAAGCCGTATTTAGAACTATTGTACTCTAAGGCTGTAACAGAATAAATATTTTTTTCTTCTTCTGTTACTCCTACAACTCTCCATTCTTCAGGCGTAACCGAATTAGCTACAGCAACCCATAGTGAATTAACGACAGGCTGAGTGGCAAAGGCAGGAGAGATGTTAACTGTGGAGTAGGTACCTGTTCCATCAGTAATAGTAGAGTCCACTAATGTTCCATCAGCTAACACATTTGTAATCGTATTAGTGCCTGAATCAATTGTTAAAGGGGAGTCTAAAGTCACGGTACTAGAAGTCACACCAGTGATACGCCCACCATGCCGAGCGCCCACTCGATGTTGGTCACTAGTTTTTATGATATCGCCGGGGAATATCTGTATCCCCTCTAGGCCTGTCTTAAAAGCTACTACTTCTGTCTCATAACGTTCAGAGTATAGTAGCCATTTACCAGCCCTATGAGCTTGACCTCTACTTGTACACCCAACCGCCATGACTTCAGTTTCTAGTATTCCTCTTAAGGCTACACCACTGCTATCCTCGACATACTCAATAGACTGTTTATAGGCATTACTAGGGTCATTCCATGTCACGAGAGCTACTGTGTGTCTAGCTCTTGCTGCTGACCCTTCGTAACTAAACTCCCCCTCCACAACATCAGAGTTATTAAATTGGGCTACAATAGAACTCGGTGAATCTTGTATAGGGGTAACCTGATTATTACTCCAGTACAGCATTCCTCTAAATATAGAGGCCATACTACTTAAGACTTTAAAAGCCTGTTCACGACTTTGTAAATATAGATTACATGTGAATCGTGGCTCTAAATACCTCTGACCATTCGGGACTAGTTCATCGCAATACTGTGCTATGGTATATAGTGCTGACTTATCCACATGTGAAGTTTCGTCTAAGAACCCACCTAGGCCATATCTAGTGTTGGTGAGTAAATCATAGAAACACCAAGCAGGGTTATCAGTCCACTCTTTGTCTGCTTTGAATGTTCCATCCCATATCCCGGTATGCACTCTAGTTATAGGATTATAGTTTGATGGTACCTTTACCTTTAGTAATTTAAGTTCATACCCACGAGAGGGTACTGAACTAAACTGAGTAGCATCCATCTGAACCCCAATGTATGCTGTGTTTGGATAAGATAGCTTATGGTCTACTATTTCTGTAAGACTATCAAAAAAAGTCTCATTAAGTAAAAAGTCTGAGTCACTATCCGGAGTTAGTCGAGTAACACGAATCTCCCAAGGTCCATCATCTAACCCCGGTTGCGTTAAGTCTATCAAATGACTTTTTGTAAAAGCCACAGTACTTTTACCTGTTATATTAACCACTTTAGTAGGTACCCACTCGTGTAGATAAGCAAACTTAAGCGTCCCACTACCAACCTTATTAGAAATACGTATATCATAAACATCAGAGTCAAGGTCTCGAATTAAAAACTGACCGCCGCCGCCTACACCACCCCCGAATAGTCCAACGTCACCTAAAGGTTGATCCTTATAATAGTTATGACCAGTAGTAGTTCTGCCATCGGCATACCCACCTCTCTCCACTCTCTCCAGAAGAGTCCAGCCCCCTGATGGGCTGACCTGATACTCAATATCATAGGAAACATTTATTGTATTGTAGTCACCATCCCCGGGGTCTACATAGGTGTGAGTCCATTGGACAACACCATCTATACCAGTAACATCTTGAGTAGTAGTAGCGGTGCTATCACCGGTTGCAGAAAAAGGGGAGTACTGCTCGCCAACTCGTTGTGTTACAAATACACCACTTGTTTGTGATTGTAACCCTATCTCGTACTCAACTGTAGCACCATTAACAGCTCCATTGCTTATATTTGTATTAGTAAGCCGAGGAATACGTATATTGACCCTAGCAGAAGATAAGATGGATGATTCTGTTAGTACGGTTACTGGAGTTAACTCCAGTACTTCTGAGTTACTTATAGCTTTTTCGGCCTCACTGGCAGCAAACCCTTTGATATATTCTTGATCTTGGGTTCCGGTATTAATATCAAAGCTAACCTCCTCAAAGTTAGCCGAACCTTCGGTAACAGTACCCCCACTAATAGTATCGGAGTTTTGGATGGGCACACCATCGACGTAAATAGATTGAGCACCATTTACTAAGCCCTCAATCTCACCCTCACAAACCACGTCGAGGATTTTTACATACTCAATAGAATTTAAGTCTGCGTCTCTAGGTGGTCCCGGTATATATACTAGATTATGCCCCATTACTTATCCTTATTAATAGCCAACCAACGTGCCGACAGCTTCAGTTTCGACAGAATCAGAATTACCAACTCTGAACCCTTCTGAATAGAACCCAGCACTAATAACTTGCGAACCCACGCGGAGAGTTCCATACCCTATCGGAACTGGGTTACCTTGTCGGACTGTGTTGACAGGGCCATCAAAATTATATGCTGGTCTATTAGCATCCTTTTCTGTGTCCATAACAGGGTCAGGTAGTGGGAATAACAATTGGGAG